GGCGAGGGCTTCCAGCACATCGACCTGAGTGCGATCGGTCAAACCCGATGCGCGGACTTTATGCATAGCCTCGTAACTCATGATTCCCCTCAGCGGCCTTCAGTCAGGGCGCGGTCTAGGGAAGTGCCGGAAATCAAATCCCAGTCAATGTCTGGGAGGAGTTCTCGACGCGTTACAGCACCTCCCGTCTCTCTTTCGATTCGGCAAGCAAGGACAACGGAAAGTCGCTTGCCATAGATCACGTTATTCAACGACGTGAGCTTGATGCCGCACCGATCAGCCAGTGCGACGCGCTCAACCTTTCGCAGCGAGCGCAGATATGCATTTGCACGGGGTAGCATTGAAGAATCCCTCGATTTGGTTTACCTACCCCGTAAGTGTACACCATTCAATAAACTGTGTTGGGTTATCCTTCGCTACTCGCTCTCCTAAGTTCGCAGTTTGCCCCGTAACTTCCAATGGTTGATAATCGGGGTTACACCACAATTGGGAGGATCCATTATGCGGGACATAACCTGTACTCGACGACACAATCTAAAACGGATTGTCTCTAGCTACCCGTCCCAAGTAGCGTTTGCTGAAGCCGTCGGTAAAACCCCTCAGCAAATCGGCGGAATGCTTACTGGGTCAAAGAGTTTTGGCTCAAAAATCGCGCGAGAGTTAGAAGCCAAGCTGGGACTGGAGCCAGGCGTTTTGGATCACCAGCAAGACAGCGATTTTGTTCGTATCTCTGAGATAGGACGAGAGTCGGAGCGAGACGGATGGTTCTCCATCCCATTGCTTAACGTAGAAGCTTCGTGTGGATACGGGACCGAGACCGGGCTCATCTCGATCGTCGGCGGGATTGACATGGCCCCAGACTTTCTGCGAACCTTGCCGGGCGTCGTTTCACCTAACGGTCTGCACGTCGTCAACGCACATGGCGACTCAATGGAGCCCACTATTTGCGACCGAGCCTTTTGCGTCGTAGATACCTCTCAAACCCGCATAATGACGGACGGCATCTTCTGCCTAATGGCTGATGGTCAACTGTTCATCAAACGTCTCCAGCGCAATCTGGATGGCTCGATATTGATGCTTTCGGATAACCCGCGTTACCAACCGCAAGTCATCGACAAGGCAACGCTTGAGCAGACAACAGTCATCGGACGCATCGTTTACGTCTATAACGGTTCGTCACTCTAATACACAAAACACCCACAAGCATAGGCCCGTCATCATGACGGGCTTTTTTTGCGTCCTTTGATCAAGAACAAACCAAGTTGGGGTAGAAAATGGTTGACAAGCATAACCCGTTATGGTTTAATAACTGCACACGGAAATCCACCCTTTGGGTTTCTATCACCCAAGCCGCAAGGCTTGGCGTCGATGGGAAGGGCATCGAATCTCGGCACTTAGCTGTGTCGGGGACCGCCCGCCAAACGGGTGCGATCCTGGACAGAAGGGTCTGTCGGGAGCGCATCACGCGACGGAACGGTAGTCGCAAAGGTCGCGTATGAAAAGTACACGGATGTCGGTAAAGCGTCGGGATGGGATCCACCTGCAAGCGACACATCGCTACACCCAAGTAGCTAGATCAGGATCAGCAGATACGAAGCAGAGGACGTACGTCCCGAGCGGTCTGAGCGCAGACGATGCGCAGCCGCGACCTGATCGAAAGCCGATCTAAGCCCTTTCCACCGAGAGGGCTTAGGTGGGTTTTCGAAAGGAGAACAGCATGACAGAACGTACAGACGACGAGCTACTCGAAGAGTTGGTTCTTGAAGTAGTAACAGAAGAGCTTTTTAGAGAAAACGGAAACGCTGACCACTGGATGCGTGAAGCGCTTGAACGCTGCCGAACTTCCAGTGGCCAGAGGATTCTTAGAGAAGCTTATGTCGCTTGGCTAGAAGTTGAAGAACCTCAACGTCTTGACGGTAAGCGAACTCTCCTGCGAAAGACACTCGACCGCAGTTCACAGGATCCATCTGAATCGGCTTGAGGTTCATTTGTCCGGCTACAGCAACGGCCGTAAACGACACGATGTTGTACGGGTTGATTTGGGCTTCCTCAAGCGCCTTAACGCGGCTTTCTAAATCGGAGACCCTTTGCACCAATCGCTGAACTTCATATAGCTCCATATTCCCTCCTTTGGGAGTTGGTTAAACAAACGTCGAAACTGCTAGATCCCGACGTCTTTAGCTTACGCCCAAAAGGAGGGAGCCGATTCAAGCGCCTTCGCTTCCCACTCAACCGAATACCGAGTCATCGACTTGCGAGGGTGCTTGAACCAGCTTTCACAAGAAAGGACGGCCACGCGGTTTACACTTGCGCCTTTAGCAGGTAAGATGAAGCTACCTCTTGGGCCTAACCCACCCAAGCCAAACATCACTTGAAGGAGACTTTAATGTTTGCGTACCGTGTTGGCTTCCCGGGGTGGAAGATTGCCGCACGCTTGGGCCTTCCACTCAAAATCAGGGTGTTCGTCGTCTATGACGAGGAAAGCAAGATGCTTGTCGCTGAATGCAACGACTTTCAACCTTATCTCGGCATCGTGACCGAAGGGGAGACTTTTGAAGAACTTCAAAAGAAGGTTGAAGAGTGCTGCGAGCTGGCCATGGAAGAAGCCTTCAAGACCGCTACGATCAACCAGTCTATTCGCCCCAATATGACTCTAGTGGCCGCTCTTCCATAAAAAATGAATGGTTTCTACAAGCAACTGCTACTGATCTTTGACAAACACAATGCTTACCTTGTCCGCAAAGGGAAAGGCGATCACGAAATTTGGCGACGTGGAGACAAGCAAACCACAGTGGATCATGGCATCAACTCTCGATACCTAGCTAACAAAATTCTTAAGCAGTTAGGCATCAACGAGAAAATTTAGCGACAGCCCCGTTGGCATCTGCCCGGGGCTTTGCTTTTCTTAGCCCTCGGCACACGCCGGGGGCTTTTTTGTTGTCTGAACATCATGCAAAAAATCAAAGACTTCGAGACCTTCGCCGCTGGGTACTTCCTCGGGCTCGGCATCAAGAAGCCGACCGCCGAAGACATTTGCCGGCTCAGCGTTGATTGCAGAGCGTTCGCCGCTGCGCTCAGCTTCTACATGTTCACAGACCCCTATGTACTGTCGAAAGTGCGCACGCCTGACAAGTACGAGGCGGTCGCGAAGAACATCCGGGGCTTCATAGAGGCACTTCCGTAACGACTTCGAGGGCAACGGCATGACGCAGATATGTGCCGATCTGGCGGCTCACTAGGCCAGATCCCAAAGCCGGGGCATCTGCAGACGAGAGGCTTTTGCGTTCACCCCGGCTCCCTCGCCCCTTTCAACAGAAGGCATTCACGTGTCGCCGGCCACCTCATCGTGGCGTTCTCCTTCGGCGGCATCTGAATGCCTTTTTTTCATTTTTTCGGAGGCGTCATGAAGCGCTTTATTACTTACCTCGACGACCTGGCGAAGCGGACCTACTTCGGCACGGATGGTACCGAGCCTCAGCGCTCTGGCGTACTCGGGTACCTCATCGATGGCCTTGAAGGCCTTCTCGGATTCTTCGGCCTCGTGATCCTGCCGGCAATGGCTGCGGCCACTCTCTACCACTGGATTTTTGACTAAGGAGATCGGCATGGCATGGAACTACCCAGACGGATGTGGTCCTGACGACTACGAAAAATGGTGCGGCCCCGACCCCGAGGACGAAGACGAGGACGACGAGGACGAAGGCGAGGCGCTCGAATGAAAGCGGAACCGCGCAAAAACTTGAGACCGCGCGAAATCGAGTACCTCACGCTCGTTGCGAAAGGTCTCAGACGACGCGAAATCGCCGAAAAGATGGGTATCGCGATAACGACCGTCAAGTACTACCACGAAGAAATGATGAGCGTGCTTTGCGCGAGAACTGCCGCAGAAGCAGTCTACGAAGCTTTTCAACGCGGGATTTTCAAGGTAACCCAATGAGCTACTCAGACCCGGTCAAGACGATTAACCACATCCCACTGGATTTTGACATGAAACGAATTACTCGAAAGCGACCGCTAGAACAGCGTCGCGCAGCAAGGCAGGCTCGGCAGAACGTCGAGCCTTTTTCGTGCGAGCGCCCCGGACGCATCTGGACGCTCATCACTTTCATCGGAGCGCTGGCCATCATCGCCGGCGTGCTCATTACTGGACACTGGGAGAGATAAATGAACGACTTCAAAGACTTCGCGCTTGAGCTGCACGAAAAGGGCATCAAGGCAACGATGGACAACGCCAGAACGTTCGTCCTTAGCAACTACGACCGCGTGCTTCCTGCCTACTGGCTAAACCCCGACGCGCGAATCAAAGCGCTCTACGCGCTAATGGAGACGCGCTACGTGGACGACTTCGAGTCGTCTCTCAAGGCGACGCTCACGCTCAGCTCGGAGCTCGACCGAGCCCTTGAGCATGCGACCTCAATGCTCTACGGCGAGATGCTCGAACTCGAGTACGACGAGCGCCACAAGATTGAGGAGTAAGCATGACGATCACCACGCTTGAGCCGCTCGAGCTTCCGATGCCCGAGCCTGAAGACGACCCCGCCGACCCGTACCCCGAGTACGGCAGCCGCGACGAATTCGAACGCGACCAGTGGTTCGGCGAACGTGCAAAGCGTCCCGAGCCGATCTACGACAAGTCGCTTGAAGACTTCTACGCCATCGGCGACGACGAAATCCCTTTCTGAGGACAAAACATCATGACAGACCAAAACTCCGTGCCGCAGGTACACGCGTCAATCGTTGCTGTGGCCGACGCTCTGCGCGAACAGGGTATCGGCAAGGATGCCACGGTGAGCGGCGGCGGCAACTACAAGTATCGCGGCATCGACTCAGTGTACGCAGCCCTCTCCCCTCTCCTCGCGAAGCATCACCTCTACATCGCCCCTGTTCGCATGGAGAAAGAGCCCGAAGCGGTCAGCGGCAAGATGCGTCTCATCCGTCTACACATCACCTACCGCGTAACGTGCGCAAAGGATGGCTCATACGTCGAGGTAGTCACGCTAGGCGAAGGCATGGACAACGGCGACAAGGCATCTGGCAAGGCCATGAGCTACGCATACAAGAGCTTGATGTTTCAGCTCTTCTGCATCCCCGTCGAGGGCCAGCCGGACACCGACAAGGACGCAAGCCCCGAAGAGCCGCCCCCCTTCCTGACCGAAGACATCATCGCTTCAGCACGGTGTGCCGCGGACTCAGGCATGGAGGCGTACAGGGCCTTCTTTGAAGGCATCACCCCCGACCAGAGAAAAGCGATGGTGCGCTCTGGCCTTCACGAAGAACTCAAGACCACGGCGGCAAATGCCGACGCCGAGGCCGCATCAATATCTCACTAAGGAGAAACAATGGCATCCGTTAACAAGGTAATCATCCTCGGCAACGTCGGTCAGGATCCCGAGATTCGCGAAGGAAACTTCACCGTCGCCGCCCTCTCTATCGCAACGACTCGCAAGTGGCGAGACAAGGCCGGTGAGGCTCAGTCTGAAACGGAGTGGCACCGCGTCTCCGCTTTCGGCCGCCTCGCCGAGATCATCAGCCAGTACGTTCGAAAGGGCGATCCGATCTACATCGAAGGCCGCCTGCGCACGCGAAAGTACGAGGACAAGCAAGGGATCGAGCAGTGGATCACTGAGATCATCGCTGACCAGCTCCAGCTTCTCCGCCAGAAGGACGATAAGGATGCGAAGCCGGCGCAGGCCAAGCCTGCCGCACAGCGACGCGCACCCGAGCCGGCATACGACTCCGACGTACCGTTCTGACAACCCATTCTGACCATTTTCGTGACGCCACGAATATGGTCACTTGCCCTCGGCGAAAGCCTGGGGCTTTTTAGGCCATCACGGGAGTTCAATCAATTTGAATTCTTTTCTTCCTCTTAAAGAATTCAAATCTCTCGATGTCGCGCAAAAATAAATCCTATTCGCAATAATGTCCGCAGCTCGAATTAGAGCTCGGCTCTTTGAATCGCAAAAATGCAACTCTACACTTTGAAGATTGGGGAAAATTGGCTCGTGGAAGACACTCCACTTCCAGTTGAACGTCCCAATCTTAAACTCTTGCTCCAACGCTTCTCTGAGCTCATAACGGCCATCTGTCGCAGTCGCATGCTCATCCGCATAAAATCGGATTTTGCTAACGTTGTGAGGATCGATCACTCCCGCCTTGATCAAGGCCTCAAATTTTCTTCTGGCTGCAATCTTGAATGCGTAATCAAGATATCGTTGCTTTGTCTTCTTATTGTTAAAAATGTTGGGATTCACACGATTTTGGTGAATGACAACGCCGAACTTATGAAATTTATTCAAAGAACGGAACAACTTGGACTTGCCGCCGTTTGACAGAAAACACGCTTTTGCTTCATCGTCATTAGCAAGTCCTTCTTTTGTCTTGATTAGTTTTTCAGCGTGTTGGTAACGCCTGGTGGCTTCATCTGCTTCAGAATACGAGAACGCAACAAGGCCACCGAACACAAAATAGTCATTGTGATGTCTATCAAAGACGCCAGACTCGTCGGAATAAACATATATGTCCATATTCTGATGGGAAATAACAAGTAGCAGACAAAAGAAAAGCCGCAAACTGCGGCTTTTCCCCCTGCGGTCGGCTATCTTGAAAGATCGCTTAAACGTTAATTCGAGCACGCAGAGTATACGGCGTAGCCTTGACTACCCGCATCTAGATCGTAACCGCTGCACCCAGACTTGTCAAGGTCATCGCCCTGCTTTTTGACAACGCGCCTCTGTTTCGGGTATGCTTCTCCCGTCGACACCGCAATGGTGCGA